GGAAGATTCTTAATTTTATAGATCCCTCTTTTACTGCTGATACTTTTGCAGAAAGAGTAGCGGATAATATGGGTGCTTTTACAATTGATGCTTTACCTATATCAGGTGGATTAACAAAAGTTACAAACGCAAATAAATTAAAAGTCAGTGATCCTGAAACTTTAAAAGGTATCTATGCAAATGGTAAAAACAACTTAAAAATTCTTCATAATTCAATTATTGATATTTATGATCTTGCAAAAAAAGAAGGTCGTTTAGGAAGAGTTGTAGCTGATGATATTTTAGCAACAATGGGATTTTCAGCAGGTATGGATGTGGGTAAGAAATTATCAGAAGAGGCCACAACAGATGAGCCTGGTATCATTGGTGGTGCTTTAGGTCTTACAATTAATACACTATCTCCTTTTATAGGAGCAGCGGGTTTTCAAAAGGCAGGAAGTTTTCTTTATGATATTCCTATAGCTACATTTAATGCAACCAAAAACTTTTATAATAAATGGGCAGAAATGAATGCTGCAAATCCTGATAATAGCCCTGCAAACAATTTAGTAAAATTATATAAAGATAGTAAAACAGAAAAAAAGGCAAAACAAATAGCTGAAGAAATAAATGGTCAAATAAATCCTGATGAAGTTGCTGCTAGAGAAGAATCTTTAAATTTAGAAAATAGAATAAATCAAGTTGTTGTTCAAACAATTAAAAAAGATGCGGATGGCAATGAATATATTGCTCAAGAAATTAAAAACTTGAGTGAAGTAGATGGTCCTAGTTTAGATTTTTCTTTGGCTCAAGGTACAGAAAACCCACAACTAATTGAAACGCAAAGAACAATTGAATCAAATTTGATAGATGGTGGATTTAAAATTACTACACCGGGCAGATCAAACCAAAAAAATGAAGTGGCACAAAATGTTAAAGACCTTTCCTTATCTAATTATAAAGTTGTGGATGATGCCCTTCAAAGAGAATTTCCTGATGCACAATTTGTTTATACGACAGTTGAAAACGCTGATGGTAAAATACAAATTGTTGCTACAGAACAAAAAATAGGAAACTTTAACTCGTATTTTAACACAAATAATCGAGTAGGGGGTGTTGTAGATCAACAAATTGATGATGAATTAGCAAGTCAAACAAATATTTTAACTCCAGGAGCAACAATAAAAACAACCGATGCAGATGTAAGTATTGTAGGTGGAGATATTAGAAATAAATATTTAAACGAAAAAGAAAGAGTAGGAAATATTTATGATCAGCAACTAATTAAACTTGTTGATGATAGTTTTGGTGATCGTTCTTTTGATATTACTAATTTAAAAGACACTATCATTACTAAAGTAAAACCAGAGTTAGGAACTAATCCTAATCAAATACCCACACAATTTTATGACATTAGAGATTTAGGAAATGATTTTGCTCCAATTATAAATAATGCAAACAGAGCTATTACAAATGCCTATGAAGACTATTTAACTTCTCCTACAACAGCTAACTATAAAACATATATGGAGAAAATTAAATCTGTTGAAAAAAATTTAGAAAATCAAATTAATAATTTAAATAGTAGATTACAAAAGCAATTTGAGGCTGGTGAAGTCACCGTAGCTCCTACTTATAATTTAGGAGAGGTATCCTTCACTTATCCAAAAACAATTCAGTTTGATAATGCAGGTAACGTGATTGCAGGTGTTGATGATATTGGTAAAACTTATATGGGTAGAGATTTAAAAGCAGGTGAACCAATTGGTATAGGAGTGCCAGGAAGTAAAGTAGATGTCAATATTGAACAACCAACACTTGAAATCCCTATTAAACAATTAATAAAGTTGAAAGAAAACTTACAAAACGATCTTAATAAAGCCATCATAAAACCTAATGAAAACTCACAATTAATTCAAAGATTAAGCACTATGATAAAACAAATTGATGGTGTTGTAGATGATAATTTACAAGGTATTCAAGTTTATGATGATTGGTTAAAACAAAAAAGAACAAATTACACAGACATATTTGAAAAAGGACAAATTAATAAAATACTGACACAGACAGGGACAGGAGAGTTTGCCATTCCTGATGAACTTGTTGGTAAAGCTTTTTTACAAAATCCAAAATCGATTGAAGAATTTTTTTCAACATTTGGGGGTGATGCAGAAGCAGTTAAAGGTATCGAAGCCGCTTTTTTTGATATGCTTTTCAATGTTAAAGGTGGAATTTTAAATAAAGATGGTCTTATTGACATGACCAAACTCAAAAACTTTAAATCAAATAACGCTGATATGATTGAAGCTTTAGATGGATTTATTCCAATCGCTGATCAATTAGATAGTCAACTTAAATTAGGTGTTAACGCTGCCAACAGATTAAAAATTCTTAATGATCGTAAAAAGTTTGCTGATTTTATTGAGTTAGATGCTTATGTAAAAAATAATGAATTTAAAACAGGTCTTACCTATAAAAATACAGAACAAATGATTAATCAAGTTTTAAAAGATCCCGAGCAAATGAAAGATGTAGTAAATGTTTTAAATAAGGCTGAAGATAAAACACTACTAGGTGCATTTAAAAATCAACTTTTTGATAAATTTTTAGAATCTGCTAAGGGTTATAAACTTGATCAACCTATTGTCAAAGGAGGTACGCCTAAAGTTGGAGGAATGACTAAATTCCTTACAAAGAATGAAGATAGTATTAAAGCTTATTTTGATGCAACAGGAGATTCAAAAGGATATCAAAGGCTTTTAGATATAACAGAGGCTTATCGTAAGTTAAATCTCACAGGTTATCCTGCAAAATTACCTAATGCAGTGCCTGATAAAGTGCAACAAATATTTGGTACTGGCATACCTCAAATCTTATCACGTGTTTTTGCAGTGCAATCAGGAAGAACAAGTTCACGATTTGTCAGTGCCGAATTAGGTATGAGATTTATGGAAAAATTAAATACTACTCAAAGAGAAAAAATAATAGCTGCTGCCCTTTATGATAAAGATAATGCAACTGCTCTTTTGAAAATGCTACAAGGTAAATCTTTAGACATGAAAGAACTTAATTTGTTAAAAGGTATTTTTGGAAAAACTTATGGTTTAATTGGCTCATCTGTACAAGATGAAATAGATTCACAAGAAGAAAACAAAAATGCAGCTCCTTTTGGCTTTGAAGCAATTGATATACCTAAGGCTGATCAAAAAGCTCAATTAAATCCATTAAATATTCCCTCCGTTTCACCTGCCTCAAGTTTGTCGGGAATCAATGTAGCGGGTGCAATGACATCGTCTACAACACCTAACACCTTAGAAAAAGGTAAAGCATTATTTGGAGCAAATGATCCTATATTTGGTGGAATAGGTTCCGTAGCCTAAAGAGTTCTTCTTATAAAATTAGGAAATTTTCCCTCTTGTTTGTAAGTCATGTATGCGGCGTACCAATCTTTTTTATATTCTGCCTGACAAAAATCTTTAATAGTTTCGTCTTTATCATCACTCTTAAAAAAATTTAAAAAGTGGTCCATTGATCGTTTTGTTAAATTAAACATAGTAAGCTCCTTAAATAATAAAAATTAGAGTAATAAGTAAATTAATTAAATAATTTGAAAAGTCTAAAAAATGCATAGCTGATATGTTAAACGATCCATTCTTTCAGTTCTTCACCTAAGACTTCACTAGAAATATTAATTTTTTTACGAAGTGATTTAATAATTTTCTCATCTACTGTTTTAGGTGTAAGAAGATCAATATAGGTAACTTTCTTTGTCTGCCCAATACGATGAACTCTTTCCTCTGACTGCATTCGTATTTCTAAATCATAGGAATTAGAAAAATAAACAACTGTATGAGCAATGGTTAGAGTTAGTCCATATCCCGCAGTGCGAGGATTGGCTATAATATATTTTAATTCGCTACTCGGATCTTGAAACTCGGTCACAATATCTTGTCTTTCTTGATCTTTTGTATCTCCAAAGAAAGCTTTAATGGCATTAAAACCATACTTCTCCCTTATTGTTTTGAGTATCTTTTTTATATCATGACGATAATTAGCCCAGATGACCACCTTTTGATCACCCGTTTCATCTAATACATCTAACAAAGCTTGATATCTATTATTATCAATAGGGGTAGCTTCTCTATTTTCATTTAAGATAAACCCACAAACAATCTGATGTAACTTAGTAATTTGAGATAAGACAGTAGTAACATTAATTATATCACCACCAATGATAGCCATTGCTTCACGCTTCATTTCATCATAGGCTTTTTCTTGTTCTCTCGTTAAATCTACAATACGAGGGGTGTAGACTTTGTCAGGTAAATCAAGACAATCTTTTTTTAAGACACGACTAGAGAAGGTTTCTAATTTATTATTTAACTCATCTAAATTTTTATAATCAACAATTTCTTGAAAGCTGTGAGAAGATGTATGTCGTTGCATTAGGACTGCATATCTTGCCCGAAAAGCATAATAACTTTCATAACCAAGTAATCCTGAATTTAAAAAATAACATTGACTGTATAAGTCTAAGGGTGATTTTGTTACAGGAAGTCCTGATAAAATTCTTCTTTGCTTTGCTAATTTTCTTAAAGATAAAATATTTTTTGTTTGTAAGGCTTGAGGATTTTTAATTACTGTTGATTCATCAATTGCAAAAGAACATTCATTTGCTTCTAAAACTTTTTTGGTAAAATCAAGACCTTTTCTACTTCTAAATGCTTCAATATTAATTACAAAAAACTTAAGTATATCATTATCAACAAACAATTTCCTTAGTTCTTTTTTATTTTTTGCAGTGTTTGCAGGTGACCAAGTTATGATATCTTTATCAATGTGGTCAGGTACGTGCTTCAAAAGTTCAAGTTGTGACCAATTTCGATATACACCTTTCGGTGCAACAATTACGGCACAATTAATTCTTTTCTCTTCATAGGAAATACAGATATCATCGATGCACACTTTAGATTTTCCTGTCCCCATCTCCATAAAAAATGCATAGGCATCTTTTTGATATGCTTGATTTATGGCTTCTTTTTGATGGTCGTAGGGCAGAGTTTTAAACTTATACTCTTTTTCACTTGATAATTTCATTTTATCCCATTATATTACAATTATTAAAGGAGATTTCAATATGGAAGATAATATTCTTGAACAATTGGAAAATGATTTGCAGGACTTTGATACAAGTAAAGCAGATCTTAACAGTTTATCGGAAGCTTGTCGTAGCCTAATTCAATGGCAACGAGTAGAGGAAGCTAAAGAACAAGAACTGAAAGACGTTAAAGATAAAATAAAAAAGTTGTCAGAAGAAATAATACCAGAGGCAATGCTTACTTTAAATTTAGACCAATTAAAATTAGATAATGGACTAAAATTATCTATTGTTGATAATGTCTATGCACACATATCAGAGGCTAATAAACCTGTTTGTTTTAATTGGCTGAGAGATAACAATCTTGGATCAATTATTAAAAACGAAATTGGGGTGCAGTTTGACAAAACACAAGACGCTGAGGCAGTGGATCTTAAAACACGATTATCTAATGAGGGTTTACCTGTCACGCATAAAGAATCTATTCATCCGAGCACTTTAAAAAGCACGATGAAAGAATTGGTCAAAAAAGGTGTAAGTGTTCCTGACACTTTTAATATTCACATAGGCAAAAAAACTAGAATACAAAAATAAAGGAGGTTATATGCCAAAACCAAAGAAAAAAGGTGCAGTAGCTACGGCTTCAAGTACCGCAGTTAGCGAAATTAATATTGCTGACTTTTTAGAATCAAACGCAGGTGACGGAATGCAAAACGTATCTACTGATGATTTAAAAATACCTAGACTTAAAATTAAACAAAGAGTTGATGGTGATGCACCAGAAGAAGCAAAAGATGGTGCAATATACAATGACACGACTTTAGAAATATTTGAAGAAGGTGTCAAAGTTATCCCTTGTCTTTATGAAAAAGCTTATACGCAATGGGTAAAAGACCAAGGTGGTTTTATGGGATCGCATCCTTCTACAAGTGATATCTTAACAAGAACTAAAAAAGATGGTTCTAGAGATATGCTTTTAGATGAGGATGGGAAGCTTACCGATAACTACATTAGAACAGATGCAAATTTTTATGTCTTGTATCAATCTAAGGATGGTGGTTGGAAACCTGCAACTATTTCCATGTATGTCACCCAATTTAAAAAAGCAAAACAATGGAACACGGTCATTAAATCGCAAATCTTACAAGGAAAGAATGGAGTATTTAATCCTCCTTCTTATGCTTTCACTTATGATCTTTCCACTAAACCTGAAACCAACGATAAAAATAAATGGTTTGGTTGGTTGATAGGAACGGGTGATCAAGTATCTGATGGATCTCTTTTAACAACTGCCAAAAACTTAGCTCAGTCTGTTAGAAAAGGTGAGGTACAAGCTAAACCAGAAGATGATGTAGTTGTAGAAAATACTAACGCAGAAGATTCAGGTATGATATAAAAAAACTAGGGGGCGGGTGTTTTCTCTCTTTATTTCTCCTTTCTACCGCCCTCTTTAATCTTTAATGCTAGTAGACAAATTTAAAAAAATATTTGAAGGCCAGAATCGTGCCCATGGTATATTTATTAGTTCAGGTGAAGTATCTGATAAAAATAAAATAAAAGGTAGTGGTAAGGTCATACAAGAGCCTATTACCGATAAACTTTGGGAGAAACATATTAAAGGTGAAGGTGCCTCCCTCGGAGTTATTCCTATTAATGATGAAAGTAAATGTAAGTGGGGTTGTATTGATGTTGATACTTATCCGCTAGATCATAAGAAAATTGCAAAAGACATAAAAAATAAAAAGATTCCCTTAGTAGTTTTTAGAAGTAAATCAGGTGGTGCACACTTATTTTTATTTACAACAGATTTTATCCCTGCCGTAATGATGAGAAAAAAATTGCAAGAGTTTGCGTCTAATCTCGGTTACGCTTCTTGCGAAATATTTCCTAAGCAAATAGAAATTAAAGTTGATCGAGGTGATACAGGTAATTTTTTAAATTTACCTTACTTTGCAGGAGAGAGTTCCACTCGTTATGCTTATGATGATAGTGGAAATGCTTTAACGATTGATAAGTTTGTTGATTATTATGACAACGTGGTTGTTAAACCAGAAGGTTTTAAAAAATTAAAAGCCAAAATAAAAGAGAAAGAAAATGAAGAGATATCAGATGGACCCCCTTGTCTACAAACCATGATGAGTTTAGGTATTCCAGAAGGTGGTCGTGATGAGGCTCTCTATCAATATACCGTTTATGCAAAAAGAAAATGGTCAGATGAGAATGAATGGGCATTAAAAGTTGATGAATTTAATCGTGATTATATGCAACCACCCTTGAGCTCTGCACAAGTTATGAAAACAATTAATCAACACAAAAAACAAGATTATCAATACAAGTGTAAAGTCCCCCCTATGTGTAATCATTGTAATTCCACAGAATGTAGTGTTCGCAAGTTTGGTATTGGTGAGGACTATGCTTCACAGTTATCCGATTTACGTAAGTTCCAATCGGATCAATCAATATGGTTTATGAATATTGACGGCAAACCTATTGAATTAAATACCGATGAACTTTATTCCCAAAGTTTATTTTTAAAAAGATGCATTGATGAAATTAATATTATCCCTTTCCCTGAACCCATGCCTCAAAAGAAATGGATTAGATTATTAAATGAATTACTATCAAAGGTACAAGTTATAGAAATGCCTCGTGAGATTACGAAAGCAGGTCGTTTTGATTCTTTACTTAATTCTTTCTTAGATGAAACACCTATGGCTGATAGTCGTGAACAAATTAAGTTAGGAAATGTTTTATTTGAAAAAGATGAAAAGACAGAAAATTGGAAAGCATATTTTAAAATGGAATTTTTAATTAACTTTTTAGAAGAAAAGAAAAAGTTTAAGGGAATGACCACAACAGAAATGGCGGCACATATCCGTCTAAAAAGACGTGGTGGAGATCACCGTTTATCCATTAACAATAAAACAGAATTTGTTTGGATGGTTCCTCATGAGAGGTCACACGAAACAAGCTTCTCGGTTCCTGATATGGATGATGGTTCGGAGGCTCTTTTATAATGTACAAACAACACCTCAAAGGAATGATCTCTCATCAATTTGCTTTAGTTTGGTTAGCTGAAAATGGGTACATTCCCTTCGATAATATATATAAAATTGGTCCTGTAGATATCATTGGATTTCGTCATGGCACAGTGCATCTCTTTGATGTCAAGACAGAGCGATATTATTCTGATAAAGTAAAGGTTGCTAGACACCGTGGTAAACGAATTTACTCTAAGAAATCTGATGAGCAAAAAAGCCTAGGAGTAAAGTTTATTTATGTCAATGATCAAGGAGAATGTAAGATAGTATGAAAAAAAGAATTCACATTAATCAACACAAAATAAGATCAAATAAAAAGAACAACACCAAAGAGCCTGTCATTACAGTCAAGACATCGAAGTCAAATGATTATGCTCATGAAGTGAAAATAGAAGGTCCTTCAAAAGTTATTTACAGTCCTGATAAACCTCTTCCTTGTGGTGCAAGAGTCTGGATTGAAACAGAAGAGAAGGTCGTATTGGATAACGGTTTATGTCTAGAAAAATAATCTTTGGTCCACCCGGTACAGGAAAAACCACTCGGTTGTTAAGGATCGTGGAGCAAGAATTAGATAAAGGCGTACCTCCTGATCGTATTGCCTATTTAGCATTTACTCGTAAGGCTGCTCAAGAAGCTGTTTATCGTGCCACTACAAAATTTAAAATAGATAAAAAAGATTTACCTTGGTTTCGCACGATTCATTCCTTTGTATTTAAGGCAATGAATTATTCTCAAAATGAAATAATGAAATCAAAACATTATTCTGAATTATCAGAAATTATAAAAGTTCCCCTAGTCAGCGTTACGTCAGCGGAAGAAGTTGGCGTATCCATTCATAACAATGAACATCTCCATATCTATGATCTCTCCAGGGCTAGGGGAACTACTATCGAAGAAGAATACAATCGGTTTGGTCAGTTGGATGGTGGTGTTCAAAAAACAGAGTACATTGTAAAGTCCTTAAAAAAATACAAAGACACGATGCATATACGTGATTACACAGATTTGCTTGTTGATTTTGTTCAAGAAGGACAGACACCTAAATTAGAAGTAGTCATTGTGGATGAAGCCCAAGACATGTCTTGGTTACAATGGAAAGTAATTGATAAAATTATGAAACACGCATCACGTGTCTATTTAGCAGGAGATGATGACCAAGCGATTTTTGATTGGGCTGGTGCAGATCCTACTCGTTTAATCAAAGCAGATGAGTGGGAGAAAGAAATCTTAGACCAATCTTATCGTATTCCTAAATCAGCACATTATATTGCTGATCGTTTAATTTCTCGAATCAATGTACGACAACCAAAAAAATGGAGACCAAGAAAATATCGTGGATTTACTAATTCTTATGCTTATCGTTTATCAAGCGATTCTTTTGACAATGGGCAATGGCTCATTTTAACACGCACCAATTATTTACTCGATCAAATAGAACATGACCTTCGACAATATGGTCATTACTATTCTCGGGGTAATCAACCTTCTATTGCTCAAAAATTATTCACTGCCGTTAGTGCTTGGCACAAAATACAAACACGACAAGAACTCACGATTGATGAAGTTAAAGCTATTTATTATTACATGACTGTTGGTCAAGGGGTAAAAAGAGGTTTTAAAGGAATGAATGTTCAAACAATTCCTGGACAAACATTTTCTTATACTGAACTCAGAGATAGCTATGGCTTACTAGCTAAACCTAATATGCCATGGGAACACGCTCTTGATAAAGTTCCTAGCACTCGTTCTATTTATCTCCGAGCCATTATGTCCAGAGATAAAGAGGAATTGAAAAAAGATCCTCGCATCAAGTTATCGACCATACATGGAGCTAAAGGTGGTGAAGCCGATCATGTAATGTTATTAACTGATCTTTCTCGTAAAGCAGATGAAGGATTTATAAAAAATCGTGATAGTGAAAGGAGAGTTTTTTATGTGGGTGCAACACGAGCAAAAAAATCATTACATATTATACGAAGCAACAGTAGTCGAGAGTTTACGGAGATATTTCAATGAGTAGAATTATTTATCAAAACGGAAAATTATATTTGTCGTTAACAAGAAGTGAATGTCAAGAGGCGTATGAGAATTTAGGCAAACCTTTGGAATTAGACATTGGTCAATTAAAAGTTTTACACGAAGATATTACAAAAATTGTTACAGAATATTGGAAAGATATCGAAGTGCCTTTAGAGATGACAAATTTACAGAGGAAAAAATAAATGCCTAAGTTAAAGAAACATAAATATCTTTATGAGTTATCAAAAGATAAACTTTTTGCTCATGTTAAAAAAGCAACCTATGAGTCTTTAAAAATTCATTTTGAGGCTATCTATCGAAAAGGATTTGAAGATGGCGTCAAACATCATAGTCAAAAATCTGATGAACAAATTATACAAGGCTATTTAAATGCGGAGTTCTTTAAAAATAAAAATGAAAAACACAATGATGAATAAAGACGATAAACCTAAACCCTTCTCTGTACCCCCTGAGTGGATCCCACCCCAAGAGGTACCTAACTTATCCGATGCAGAGATGATCTGTATTGATGTTGAAACATGCGATCCTAATATCAAAACATTGGGGCCTGGATACTGTCGTCAAGATGGCTATGTGGCAGGGATTGCGATAGCCGTTGATGGATGGAAGGGCTATTTTCCCATTCGTCATGAAGGCGGTGGTAATTTTGATTTAGAAATAATTCGTGGTCCCCTTCAAAAAATCTTCGCCTCTGACGCTCCTAAACTTTTTCACAACTCCTCCTATGATATGGGGTGGTTAGAGGCGGAGGGCTTTACCCTGAGGGGTAGAATTCATGACACGATGATCATGGCTCCGTTAATTGATGAGAATCGAAGATACTTTAATTTGAATTCCTTAGGTTATGATTATTGTGGTGAAACTAAAAATGAGAGTGCCTTGTATGAAGCGGCAGCAGAATTTGGTGTCGATGCGAAAGCAGAAATGTACAAACTACCTCCCATGTATGTTGGTGGATACGCAGAGCAAGATACCGTCTTAACGTTAAAATTATATGAACGATTAAAACATGAGATCGAGAAAGAAGAATGCGGACACATTTGTGAATTAGAAACGGATCTTATTCCTTTGACGTATGCAATGAAGAAGAAGGGTGTTTGTATTGATGAAAAAAACCTCGAGCTTCTTGAATCACGGCTCTTGTCGGAAGAAAAGAAAATCTTAAAACAAATAAAAAGTTTATCAGGAAAGGATATTGAAATTTGGGCGGCAGCTTCTGTTGCCAAAGCGTTTGATGCTTTAGATATTCCTTATGAACGTACTCCTAAAAGTAATGCTCCTAGCTTTGCGAAAAATTTTTTATCTACTCATACTCATGAGTTGCCTCAGTTAGTCGTCAAGTGTCGAGAAATTAACAAGGCCCGAACTACCTTTATTGAAACTATTAAGAAACATACTTACAAAGGTAAAATTCATGCAGAGATAAATCAATTACGCAGTGAGAAGGGTGGTACAGTGTCTGGTCGAATGAGTTATTCGAATCCTAATCTTCAGCAAATGCCAGCACGAAACAAGTACATTGCCGACTTAATTAAAAATATTTTTATTCCTGAGGAAGGAAAAAAGTGGCATGTGTTTGATTACTCGCAACAAGAACCTCGGATCTTGGTTCACTATGCTTTAAGTTCAAAAGGTGGATTAACAGGAAGTGATAGAATTTTACAACAATACAATAGTGGTCAAGAGGTAGACTTTCACCAGATGGTTGCAGACATGGCAAGTATTAGTCGTGATGAAGCCAAGAGTATTAATTTAGGAATTATGTATGGAATGGGTAAAGGTAAAATGGCTATTGAATTAGGATTGGATATTCATGACGCTGAAATTATTTTAAATAAGTACCATAAGACCGTTCCTTTTGTTAAAGAACTTCAAGAGATTGCTAGTCGTACTGCTAGTAAACATGGACACATACGAACTCTTTTAGGTCGTAAATGTCGTTTCCCTTTATGGGAACCTAATCGTTGGGGTATTTCGAAACCCCTTCCTCGTGAAGAAGCAGAAATAGAGTATGGTAATGACATAAGACGTGCTTTTACTTTTAAATCATTAAATCGATTAATTCAGGGTAGTGCAGCGGATCAGACAAAGAAAGCAATGCTTGATTTGTATCACGAAGGTTTTATTCCTGAAATCGCTATACATGATGAGGTTGATATTAGCCTTGAAAACTCCCAACAAGTTGATAAAGTAAAGGAAATTATGGAAAACTGCGTAGAAAAACTGAAAGTGCCTAGCATGGTCAATGAACGTCGAGGAATGACTTGGGGTGAAGCAGGAAAATAATGTTTTATGTAATGGTATTGACGATTTGTATTGCGAGCCCTGTTATTGCGCATAAAGATTTGTGCCAGGTCTTTGTTGAGGATACACCTTTTAACTCTTTAGAACAGTGTATGACTCAGGGAAGGATGATAGCTAATACTTTGAATGAAGAAGGATACTATACAAGTGTCTTTTGCAATCAATCTCATGCCTATAACTTTGGTAGAAAGGATGCCACGTTATGACAGATATAACGAAATATAAATCTTTAGCGGCAGATTTAGATGATTATGCAATAGTCGCTGAAATTAGAAAAACAACAGGACTACCTGTTAAAACCATTATCAAGCAATGTATTGCTTTAGGTAAAGACGCATGGGAAAAAACAGGAAAAAAGTATATCCCTCAAGAAAATATAAACTCGTAAGTGATAAGGATTGCCCTCTTTGTAATGGAGAGGGTTATTCTATAGCTACGTTTGGCGATAATTTGGTGGTGCTTCCCTGTGTTTGTGTCAAGGAAAAAAAGATAGAAAAAACCTTGCATTAATGTTACAAATAGTTATGCGAAATGATTTTGGTATATGTATGAAAGTTGGTGGTCTTGTCGGTGGTCAAAAAAAATTAGACAAGAACAAAGATGGTAAAATTACAGGTGCGGATTTTAAAATGATGAAAAAGAAATCCAAGAAGAAGGGTAAAAAATGACAATAAATAAAAAAAAGATAAATGCTATTGTAAGTGCAGTTCAATCAGGGAGAACAAGCCCAACTACAGGTTTAAAAATTATTGGTGCAGAATTAAAAGAAGGTATTTTTCCAGTAAAAAGTGGTAAAACTGAAACAGTAAATAAAGCTAGAGGTGGTTTAGTGAAGAAAAAGAAAACCAAGAAGAAGAAAAAATAATGGCAGGTCCTGGTCTTTATGCAAATATTCATGCGAAAAGAAAACGTGGAGAAAAGATGCGTAAAAAAGGCACTAAAGGTGCTCCTACCGCTAAAGCTTTTGCACGAGCAAAGCAAACAGTAAGGAAAAAATAATGGCTGAAGAAAAGAAAAAAACAGGTTTAACCGAGAAAATCGGATTATTTATTGATAAAACTTTAACGTTTGGTGGTGGTTTACAATTTAAACAAAGCGATATTGATAATGCCGTCAATGCCATTGATGGTGAAACTGAATATTCCATTGATAGTTGGAAAGATATTAAAACACAAAGTGATTTTGATAAGTTCAAATCCATTCTCAATTCTATGAAAAAAGACTCTGATTCAGGCGACACGCCTCCTACCTCAGGAAAAACCGGTGGTATGGTGATTAAAAGTAGAAAAGGGAATAAGATTTCCCCTAGAAAACCGAAGGTAGCGGGAAGAAGAGCTACAAGAGGATACGGTAAAGCCTTCAAGGGTAGATAAACATGCTCCACAGGGCTCTTAAAATGGGTTTTTGGGGGTAAAAATGTCTGATTTAAAATCCATAATGAATTTAGAATGGGTCCAAAGAGCCTTAGATCCAAAAACTCCAGAAATGAATGGTAAAACGGTATTTACACAGTCGAATGAATACGAGGGAAAAGAAATTTTATACCCTACTATTAGGATGATTGAAGGTAAACTCGTGGATTTAGGTGATAAAGCCATGGGTTATGCCATTGAGAAGGGTGATTTTATAGCTTTAGACAGTCCTGAGGAGGCTACAAAGCTTAGTAAAATGCTTAGTGATTTGATAAACGTAAGAAGAAAGGTCAATAAACCTTTATACGAGGATTAATTTTCAGGTATCATGTATCAAGGATCTCGGTACAAATTAGTTTCAGGAACAATATATAGTTATTTTTATAACAATTATTATATAAAAAATTTTTTCATTTCATTTTTTTCACGTAATCAAGTAATGATGTATATATTATATATATATTTCAATAGTTTGAGCCATTACCCTGCCAATACTTTAGCCTTACCTCATTACTTTAGGAAAAATAAAAATGACTGAAATTATTGACTTTTGCCCTTTATGTGGTTTAGATATAGAAGAAGATTGTGAGTGTGATGGCTAAAAATCATGGTGATATAATTGAGAAAGATGGATTGACCAGAAGGCAAAGGTCTTTTGTTCAAATGTTAGTAAAAGAAAATGGTAGAGCAACTCCAACGGAGTGTGCAAAACTCGCTGGATATTCTGAACATTCAGCTACTCAAATAGCTTGTAATTTACAAAATCCTAAAATGTTTCCTCGTGTTGTAGAATACATTGACGAACTCACAAAAGATTATGCTCAAGCGGCAAGAATAGATTTTATGAAACATGCAAGAGAAATGGCAAGATTAAGAGATTTAGCTATTGAGAAAGATCAGTTTAGTGCAGCGATCAATGCTGAATACAGAAGAGGTTTACTGGGTGGTTTTTATGTTGATAGGAAAGAAGTAGTCACTGCTAGTCTTGATAATATGTCCAGAAAAGAATTAAAAGAAAAATTAGAAAAATATAAAGAGGAAAATCAATTGATTCAAGACGCTGAGTGGAAAGAGATTGATAATAAGATTGACGAAGAATAATTTATATCCTATACAATTAGGATATGGAGATTATATCTAGAAAAGAAGCTAAGCAAAAAAATTTAAAAAGATATTTCACAGGCAAACCTTGTTTAAGAAATCATATTGCTGAGAGATTAGTTTCTACCAAATCCTGTATTGAGTGTAATAAAATTCATGAGAAAAAATATTATTCAACTCCTTATGGAAAAAGTAAACGAGCAGAAAAAGATAAAAGATATAAAATTAACAATATTGAAAAAATCCGAGAGAGAGATCGAAAGAGAAGTAAAACGCTTCAGTACAAAACAAGAGCAAAAGAATACAACCAAAGAGATTATGTAAAAGAAAAAAGAAGAGCCTATAATAAAAAATATAGAGAAGAAAATTTAGAAGTATTAAAAGAAAGAGATAGGTTATATGCAAAAAATGTTAAAAGAAAAAATCCACAAAATCGTATAAAAGAAAATATAAGAAGAAGAATTTTATTAGCTTTAAAGAATAATTCTAAATCACTTCCTTTAGAGAAACTTATTGGATGTGAAATTAGTTTTTTAATTCAGTACCTGGAGAATAAATTTATAAAAGGGATGTCATGGAATAATCACGGTGAATGGCATATTGATCATATAAAACCCTGTACAAGTTTTGATTTGTCTAAATTATCTGAACAGAAAAAATGTTTTCATTATAAAAACCTACAACCTTTATGGGCAAAAGATAACCTATCTAAAGGTGCTAAAATAAATAATTAATTTTATATTTGACAATCCTATAAACTTAGAATAATAATTTAATTATGGAGTTAGAAAGGAGAGAACACGATACTTTCATAATAGGCAGATTATCAAATGTTAATTTCTCCTCGTACTTAACTACTAGCAAGTTTGCTTATGTGAAAAACTTTTTACTCCATACCCTGTGCTAGGCTTGTTCCCCTTTCGTGATCATTGACAGGTCTAGCACTATTTAAAAAGGAGATAATATGAAAACTTACAAAGCCGTAGCCGAGTGGACTACTACTCACGAACTAATAATTGAAGCCAACAATATTGATGAAGCCTTAGAGAAGGGTGCATCAGAACAAGTTGTTATGGAAAAAAGAATACGTTCAGCAGGATATGTTGTAAAAAAAATAGAAGAGATTGCAGATATTGATAGTGAGAAAATCAATGACTGATAAACATGACATCATAATTGATGAAGATGAAATGGATGAAAAATTACAAGATTTAATTACAAACTTTTACCCTGAAGCTGAAATTGATCAATCCAATGAATTTTTTATGAAAAGATATGAGGATATAAAATTACAGTTGGTTGATTTAATAATGGATATCTGGGATGAAAAAAAATAAATACAAAGTATATGTATATGAAGCTTATACAAAGACGTATGAGGTAGAAGCTAATAGCGAGATAGACGCAATTGTAGAAATAGAAACCAATGGGGAGAGATTAGATGAACAAAACATAATAGCACATGGCAAACAACAAATATTACCTAGATATCAAAAACAAGAAGAATTTAGAGTTGAGGAGGCAGTAAAAATATGATTTTACGTTGGTTGCTAGAAAAATTAGCAAAGTTTGTTGAAAAAATTACATAATAATATAAAGATTAATTAATTCCCACTTTAACGAGCCCTCCTAAATACAGGAGGGCTTTTTTCATTTGACATTTACTAAAAAATATTCCTATAATATCCCAATTAATATTTTATGGAGAGAAATAAATATGAAACTTAATCAAACCTTAAGAACTCAGATACTTGACGAGCATGGTCGTATCTATTTACAAACAACAACTGATGAGAGAAAAAAATTAGATGAGGAAGTAGAAACTTTTAAATCTTTACGATTAGCTTCTCATGAGATCGTTAAAAAAATGTGTTATGAATTTTTTGGTGATCAAGATTTAGCAACCTTACGAAAGTTTGGACTAACAACAACAAGAAGCAATTTTAATGCAGAAACAACATTTGATGTGGAACAGGACGAAGATACTTACATTGAGGGTACAAGAGAAAAAATTAGAGTGAAAAAGCCTTATTATCATAATTGGAAAAATGAAACGATCAGTTTTGACTTAAATGATTCTTATATAGCTTGTTTGTACTTTGATCAATTTTTAAAAGATAATCAAAATCCTTTTGTGATGTGCACTAGAGATGATACACAAAACTTTGACAAGGAAAGAACTTATTACAGAAAGGTAGGTGAAACCAATAGTTATATTTATATGGATGATAAATTTGTTGAAAGAAATAATATAGAATCAAATAAAAATCCCTTTGCCTTAGAAATACCTGACGCCAGACATGAGAAACTAAGATTTAAGGTTAGAGATTTAGGGGAACATAATACTTTGTGTGAATTTTCAACACAAAAAAATATTATGTATCAAGCTTTAAGAAAGTATTGCAAGAAGTATTATGAGGTGCAAATAATTATGAGAGAGTATTTAAAAACTTGTAAAACTACAGATGATGTCAAAAAAGTTTGGGAAGATTTTAACCCAAGTATCTTGAAACCTAATATGGGAACAAGTGTTGCTTTGAATACTGTAATCATGATGAGCCAATTAAAATCATTTCATGCAGATAGGTTGGCAAATGTTTAGTATAGATATTAAAGATATTCACCTTGATGAAGGTGAAAGTAGTACGGCTTGTTGTCCAATCGCTTTATCTTTTGTAGAAAAGTTTTTAGGCACACACCCAACAACATATTCTGTATGGAAAAAAAATGGCATTCCCTTAATGCGAGGGGATGTCATAAGTGTTAAAACAGAACATACGAGGTTTTGGCATCCAGAAAAAAATAAAATGTATGAATTTTTACATGACCAAAGAACACAAGATTTTATAATTGAATTTGACGCTTGGCTTGAAAATGGTTGTTCAGAAATGGATAGACCAGATGAAACTAGCATTACTTTTAAAAAGCCTTGGCATGTATCAAAGACAGATAAAACACTTGTCGAATATTTTCATTCCTATAATATCCCAGATGAAGCGGAGGTAAACACATGAGTGAAGATAGTTATAAGTATGAACATTTAGTTGATAAATGCGGATTTAAAAAAAACGAAAGAAAAGTATATTTTGATATCATTGAAAAGCTTTTTGCAATTACAGGTGATATGGATGAATTTCATGAAAAAAATACTTTTAATTCTGAAACGAAAAAAATTTCTAATGTTGTTTGTGAGTTGTCTGAAACAATTAAACTTGAACTTTGGAGGGAGTTAGAAAGACAAGGTTTAAGTATAGTTTATGAAAAAGAAATTTTAGACATTACTAGAAATGATAATGGAGAAATTGTTTCGTGAGTGAAGAAAAAATTTACAACATACAAATTGAATGCTCAGGTGGTTTGCATACGTTAATCACCGAGCATGATTTTGACGATTATTATAATCATGATTATTTTCTTAGAAAAACCATAAAATATTTTGGTAATCAATGGGGAAACTATCCTGAAAAATGTAAATATAAATTTTCAAGTGATAAGAAATGGAGAGAGGTAGCGGTTAAACATTATGTCCTATAAAATATTAAATACTGACTTTGTTAAAGCTAGTGATGAAATAGAAGAATGAGCCTTTATATTGGATTGACTATTCTTGTAATAATTCTTATATTCTTAGGATATAAAATATTTAAATAGGGAGAAATTAAATATGAACTCAAAAAAAGATGATTGTTTTACCTTTGCAGATTTATCAATTTGTGATGTTGCTACTATTCGTATGGCTTTAAAAGATAGTGTTGAATTAGCCATAATTATTCATGAAAAATTTGTTAGTCAAAAAAGATCCAGTAAAATGATTAATCAAGCTAAGTCTAATATTGATCATGCAAAAGAAAAGTTAAATTACTTTGAAAAAAAATTACATTATCAAAGTGAATGGGTTGAAAAATATTTAACCATTTATAATGGATCAAATAGTTCAGTTGTGGGAAAGAGTTGGTTTGTAGAATGGTTTTAGCTAGAGATTTACATGAAAAAATTCAAGATATGCAAATTAAAATAGAGGGATCAAAGAGAATTGCACATCTTGAAAATGAAATTACAACACTAACTGATGCAGTTCATCTCTTGGTTAGTAAATTAGAAAAACCTATTGAAGAAGAAAATACCCCTGATCCTTATAAAGATGAAACTGGTAAAACTAAAAAAATAAAAAGAGAAGCTATACCAAAAGATAATAATGAAGAGGATGAAGAAGAGCCTGAGGTAGATGAGGTAGATGAAGATGATGAAGATGAAGAAGAGCCTGAGGTAGATGAAGATGAAGATGAAGAGGATGAAGAAGAGCCTGAGGTAGATGAAGATGATGAATATGAAGAAGATGAGGATGAAGAAGATCCTGAAGAAGATCCAGAACTTGCTAATCAGGAAGTTGAGAAAAAAGAGTTAAAAGAGTTATCAGGCTATAAAGAAGATAAAGAAAAGATAATACATGGTATAGCCCACGATTGGACAGAACGAGATGATATTTTGTCAGATAATTTTACAGTTATAGCAAAAAGAATAATTTTTTATAAGAATAAAGGTTATGAACATTTAAAGCATATTGAGTATCTGGACATTAGATGTAAGAATAAATTAAAATACATAACACTCACTAATCTATTACAGTTAATTTTATCAATAACTAATAAAAGGTGGAATTTAGAAAAATCTATTGAATTTTCTATATGTAATGCCAAATATGAATTTAATAATAAAAGTAAGTATCTAGTTCATAATTTAGTTGAATTCTTTAAAAAAGTATCAAGATTAAAAGATAGCCGTTTTTCAGAATAAATTTTTTCCATTTTAAGAGCCATACAGGGTAATTTAAATATTGCCCTTTGGGATTTATTAGGATATTTTTATAATAGAAATGAGGAATTAACTATGAAACTACTTACTAAAGAACAAGAACAAAAACTTATAAAAAATCGTGAACTCCAAGAAGCACACCCAGATAAGGATATGAAGAATATTTCGTCCGAGAATGAAGCGCATTTTGGAAGAATTGAAGTACAAGTACATTGTAGAATGCTGTAA